GTTTCTTATATTTAATTTTAAAATCAGATTTATTGAATTGTGTTCCTTTAGCAAAAGGTAAATAAACATATTCAGAATCAAATTTAGCTCTAGAACCAGCTCTAAGATTAATTGATTGCTCTTTATTTTTTCTTGACTTAAATTTAGGATAACCATAGATTCCCTTAAGAAAACCTTTTGTCCCAAGATATAAATTGTTTAATTCAGCTTGTAAAAAGTCATTACCTGTTTGATATAGAAATGGATATTTGTTCTTTAGTTCAGTTACTTGATTAGTGAGAACAGTTTGAGATGGAATTGAACCACAAGTTATACCTTTCTTATTGATATAAGAACCAAATTTACATTCTTGAATCATATTTAGAACAGAATTAAATACAAATCTTGTTTGTCCAAATATATTATGAAGTAAAGATTTCTGTTTAGAATTAGGATACAATCTGTACTTATTTGTTCTAATAATTTCCATCTTTACTCCTTTTAAATTTGTATTATTATATAATATAAGATATTAATTTTCTTTGGATTTTAATTTCTCTTCTATTTGAATACACTTTATATTTAATCTTATTTGATGTCCTTCAATTATATATTATTTGTTATCTTTAACTTCTTTTGCACTTATAAACATATTGCACCTTTATATTTATTTATACATTTTTATATATGATTATATTCAATTGGTGAAATAGAAAGTTATTATTTATCAAAAATAATATTTTCAAAAGTAAAAGATATATGTTTAGTTATAAGACTACAAATTTAAAAGATTTTTTGAACTTAAATTTGTCTTCTAAACTAAAAAAGCTAGATACAATTAAGTACCTAGCTTTTAGAAAAAATAATTAAGCTTCTGCTCCACCCTTTCTTCTGATTTTAACAAAATGTCTTCCTTTTTTAATAAAAGTTTTTCTACTTTTTTGATAAGCCTTTAATTTAGCAACATTTGCTCTTCTATAAGCTCTTCTTGATGCTTTAGTTAATCTATTTTGTTTTACTCTTTCTGCTCTTTCTTTTCTTAAAATAGCAGCTGATTTTTTAAAGAATTTTCTTTTCTTTTTATTTAATTTTGATACTTTCATAACTCTTGAAACACCCTCAACTACTTCTTCCAATTCTCCTGAATCAGTTGAATCATCATAATCTAATTCAATATATTCTGTTTCAGTGTCATCGCTTCCTTCAAATTCGTCAGGTAATAATAACTCCAAAATAGTACTATAATTTTCTTCACCTAATTCACCAATCATTTCAAGAACATTATCAATAGCAAAATAAATATCATTAATATCTTCTTCAGGTGTATCAAAAAATTCCACTGCTAAAAAAGCACCAAATTCATCAATTTCATCATCAGACATATGTTCCAAAATATTTTTTATTTCTAAGTACATCGCTGTATTATCCATAATTGATTCATCACCTTCTAATAATAGTGAAGGGTCCAAATCTAATAAGAAGTTTCTAAATTTCATTTTAATTCTCCATTTTATATTATTTATATATTTAATAGGTGTTTGGAAACATAATTTTACTAGAAGATTCTTTTAATTCATCTTCACCAGGATATATTATAACATTTTCACCTATAATTTCACATTTCCAATTAATATTTTTATCTTTAAATATTTTTGTTATAATTTTTTGATAAAATTCTCTCCGTTCTTTAATATCATGTTTCATATATAATCTAGCATTGGTTTTTAAATGTTTATCTTTTATGATGCTCATTATCGCACTAAATATCTTATTAAATCCAGATTTGCCAACATTATTTTCATATTCCAAATTTTTAATATCCCAAAAATGTATTTCATATTTATTTGAACTTTTAAATTTACCATAAAAAATTAAATAATTATCATAAATATAATAATGTACTCTAGGACCGTGATTATCATAAACAGTTCTTTCTAAATCAATGCCCTTTTGTTTTAATGAATCTGGGTTATGTTTTTTTAACATATTAATCCAATTTTCTATATAAACACTTTTATTTACTTCTTTATAATTGGAAATATAATCAAAAACTTCATTTATGATTAACCAATCACTAAATTTCATTTTAATTCTCCATTTTATATTATTTATATTTAAAAGAAAAAGAAATTATAAAATTCCTAATTCTCTAAACAAATCCTCTGTACTATCAGATAATGGGTCTTTTTTCTTTTCTGAATCAGCTTTTAATATTTCTGCATCTGTTTTTGCTATTTCTTTTATTTCATTTATTGCAAATTCTTCCGCTGTTTTAATTTTATCCGCTGTTACAACATTGGGTATATTTATCCCAAAATCTAAGGCATCTGTCGGATCTTTTTCTTTTACTAATTCTTCTAAAAGTTTTGTGTGTTCTAAAGAATTTTCTGTAATCATGTCGGCAAATCTCATATGTTCATAGTCAATATTCATCATCCATGTATCTGTTCTACCAGTATATCTATTTTTAGTACATTTTAAAATAATTTCTTTATTTTCTTTCATTTCAGGTGTTTGTAATAAGAATAATAACAGGTCGGCAGTCATTACAGAACCCATTGAATCCGAAACATTACTATTATCTGCTTCTGTACTTCCTGTAGCTCCCCTATTTAATTGTGAAGCTGAAATAATTGGAACTTTTAATTTTTTAGCACTTGCTCTAACTTCCTCAGCAATACTTTTTAAATAACTATATAAACCCGCACTTGGTGAAATTAAATCAGATTTCATAATACCAAGATAATCCACAAAAATAATATCAAATGTTATATTTTTTTCTATTCTATATGATTCAACTAAAGCTTCCAATTGTAATGCACTAAATGAACCAGCTGGATAATCCTTAACAAAAAATTGTCCACAGTTACCTGATGCTTTCATTTTATTATATGCTTCTAGAACTTGTTCTTTATCTATAATTGATAAATTTGGATTTTCTTCAAGCAATCTTTTCTTTTCACCGTCAGTTTTAGATAAATGAACTAAAGAATTTATTGGTAAATTCATTGCATTTGCGTGAACTCTTTTCATAATTTCTTTATCAGACATTTCTAATGAAACTAAAAGAATATTTTTCTTTTCTTTAATCATACCTGAAATAAAATCTGTCATTAATAAAGATTTACCCCCTCCAGATTGACTTAAGATTATATTTAATGTTCCTGGTAAAAATCCACTTCCTAATCTTTTATTTAGTTCTTTATGTTGAGTTTTAATACCAATGTTTCTTTCTTGGTAGTATTTGATCATTTCGTCAATATCATCAAAAGATAATCCCAAATCAGAATCAATACTAACTTTAGCCATTTCATCCAGAATTTGTTTTGCTTTTAATTTCATATCATCATTTTTCTTTTGAAGGCCATCTGAACCAACCATAAGCGCTTCAAGATATAATGAATCTTTTACCCATTTAACTGTTTCATCTAAAAGATATTCTGTTCCACATAATTCAGCTGATTGCATTTCTTTTGAAGCATCTATAATACTATTTCTAATTTCGGCATTTTGAATATTTTTAACTGAAGCAATCAATTCTGTTGAATTTGGTATATTTTTGTAAGTAGTGTAATAATTTTTTATAAGTTTAAATAGTTCTTGATTTCCTATTCTTTTAAAATATTTAGGTTCTATAATACTTAGAGATTTTGAAAAGAATTCAGGATTCTTTATTAAGTTTTTAAGCAATATAGGTTCATATAGTTCCATATCAGTCATTTTTATCCTTTGTTTTGTTTAATAAGAGATTATATACTAAAAAATATTAATTTGAAGATTAAATTATAGAAGAATTTTTCTTTCTTCTATAATTTTATGCAGTACTCCATAACAAAATGCTAAAATATCTTCTAGATAATTTATTTCTTTTGTTAATTCTAGAAATGAAATTTTTTCTTCTTTTTGTAATAAATGATCTTTCATAATCATATTATCCAAATTAAAATATATTTCATAAAAGGGCGAAAAATATGTTTTAATTTTCAAACCTTTCTTTAAATCGGATATAGCATTATATTCATTTAAAATCATATCATAACAAATAACTATTTCTTCATCAGAAATTTTTGAAATTAAATTCTTATTGTGTAAATATTTCATACAAGTTTGTTTTATATCCAATAAAGCAGCATCCTTTAATTTCTCTGTTGTGTAATTTTGTAAATTTTTCAAATACTTCCTTTTAAATAAAATATTTTGTATTTGTTGTATCAAATACTTTTGGCCTAATAATACTCCCATTTTGTGCATAAATAGTTTCTGTAGTTTTATAAATATAGTCATTGTGTTTTAGAACTTTATAATTAAATTCTGCTTCAAATCTACCGGGTTCTTTCATATCTGGAGTTTTTTCTAATAAAATTTGAGATGGATTTATATAATTCTTTATCATAGAATTGTTAACTAAACAAACTCTAAATCTATTACCATAATATTTTCCTAGATAATAAATCTTACCAGGATATTCTTTTGAAATTCTTAATAATTCATCCCTAGAACTAATATTGATAAAAACACCATAATCTTTAGAATCTTCAAAAGCATCATTATAAATATATTTTGTTATATTAGAACCTTCTGTACTTCCTCTTCTTTGTAATAAATATTCTTCATTTGGTCTTAATGCTTGAACTTTTCGTACTATAAATCTATTCTTGTTTATTTCATCATAATTTATCATAATAGGTTTAATTGTGTCTTCAAGTTTAAAAAACCATCTATAAGGAGATTTAATCTCAATGAATTCAGTAAATTTAATTGAATTATTTTTTAACGCTTCTTTGCACTGATTATAAAAATTAACATCGTAATATGCATCTATAGTTATAAAACTCATTTTCTTTTCCTCTTTAATTTAAAAATGTTTGTTTGTATATCCGTTTTTTGAATAGTTTTTATGAATGATAAGCCTGAAAAACAATTTTTTATAAGAATAATAAGATAAAATAAACCATATAACGGTATAATATAATAAAATACTGTACCGTAAAAATATTTTTCTTCTTGCATTTCATTCTTAAGTTTATCTATATTTGAATTAATTATAACAATTGAACAAATTATTGTAAAAATTATAAAACATATAAGATTTATAAACAATCCTATAAAAATGTAATAAAGCATAATGCCCCCCTTTTAAAATATTTATAAATCAAAAATATAAATATTAAAAATACTATTTACTAAAAAATAAAATACTTAAAATGCATTTATATTTTAAGTATTTTATATAAATTGTATTTGAAATATTTTCGAAAAATCGCGTGAACTAAAATTAATTAAGGTTGGTAAATGAACTTATTAAAAAATATTAGTGATTTTCTTGGCTCTTTAATTTATGGTGAAATTGAACACAAACTCGAAAAAATCTTAGAAGAGATTGAAAAAGATCAAGCAAGAACACAAGTTCTTGAAGATGAACTAAAAAAATCAAGATTACAGCTAGAAGAATATAAAAACTTGGTTCTAGCAATAGGTGATACCATTCCCGATATGATGTGGGCAAAAGATATTAACGGTAAATACATATATGTAAATACAGGTATTTTAAATGGGTTATTCTACGGAATGAGTTATAGAAATATAATTGGTAAAACTGATGTTGAAATTGCTGAAAAATGCAGAAAAAAAGTTGGTGCTGAAAATCACACATTTGGTGAAGTATGCGGTAACTCTGATTTAGTAGTTCTTGAAAATCTTGAAAAAGGTAGATTTTTAGAGTGGGGTAAAATTAATGGTAAAGAAGTTTATCTAGAGGTTTATAAAGCACCATTATACAGAGGTAAAGAGGTTATAGGGACTGTTGGAACAGGAAGAGATGTAACTGAGTGGTACATGTCTATTAAAAATGCTGTTCTTGATATTGCAAAGTGCAAAAACACATGTAATACTGGTATGAAAGATACTATATTACGAGAGTTAGATAAATATAAGTTTGAAGCTTAACGAGGTATATTATGAACTACGATGAATCAAATGACTGGGCAGCATACAGAATTTATGTTATTGAGGAAATAAAAGATCTTAAAGACTCTTTGGATAAGCTTAAAGTTAAAGTGGAAGATATACGAGGTTTAGTAATAGAGACAAAAACAAAAGTAATTTCATTAACAATAGGTATACCTACTGTTATTTCATTATTGATTGCAGCAGCTCAATTAATTATAGGGGGTTAGTTAACCCCTTATATTACTTAAATATTTAATTATATCATTTAATATAATTTCTTGATTTTTATAAATATCAATTTTATCAGTTATATTAAATAATTTAATTTTATGTACTTCTTTTGATTGTAGATTAATCTTATCATCTTTATTCATATTAAAAATATTAACTAAAAATATTCCAACATCCTTTCTTTTATTCTTTTGTTCAAAATAATTTTCTAATACTGCTTTATTAATTGTTAATCCAGTTTCTTCATAAAATTCTCTAACTGCACATTCTTCTCTGGATTCATTTTCTTCTATTTTACCTTTTGCAAAACCCCATTCAACATGCCCTTTTGGCTGTATTAACATAATATAAATTTCATCTTGAACTTTATAATATGGACAAATTCCATAACTATATTCTTTCATTATATCAACCAATCATAAATATCTTTTAGTTCTTTTAGGAAAAAAGTCTTTTTGAATAATTGTTCTTCTTCTGTCATATCATAAAAATAATCTTCATCATTTTCTTCAATATTAGAAATATGATATTTTAATTCTCTTTCCAATCCGTTGTAAATATCTTCTAATATAGCATTTTCATATTTAGCTTCAAAATCTAAAATTTTTCGATCTTCTTGATATAATTCCCAATCAATCAACCCAACTTGAACCAATCTATATTTTCTACTAAAAAGTGCTCTTATATTATATTTCATTTATATCCTTTTGTTTTAATAATATATTATATACTAAAGAATATTAAAAGTTAATTAAGGTTCGGCACTAAGCTAATTGAACCTTAATTTTTGTAATTGCATTAATTTCGCTTAAAGCAAAATCAACTTCTGCAATAAATTCTGTAATTTCTGCTTCTTTTTCAGTGATTAATTTTTCAATAACATCTGCATTTACTAATTCAGGCATTTGATCTTTATAAGAATCTCTAATTGTTTGAACATAATCTTTTGATTGATTACTTGAACTTGAACTTCTTGAATTAATTGTTCTTTCAATATTTGCTTCAATATCATTTTTGATGTTTTCTGTTCTCGCGATAGCATTATTTAAATGATTTTTTAATTGTGAAATTAACAGCTGTTCAGTTCTAATATCATTTTTTCTATTTAGAGCTTCAAGAATTGTGTATTCTTTATCACCAATTTTAACAATTGTTTCGGCATTTGCTTTCATTAATGCATTTTTAAGAACTGTTTTATTTTTTCTTAAATCTGAAACACTTTGCATTTGAGCTTTATAATTATCTAAAAATTCTTCTTTAGTTTGTCTATAATCAACTACAATTTTATTAATTGCATAAGAAACAGGTTTTAATTCCTTGATAGCTTTTTCAATTTTTGAATCATATAATTTTAATTCAACTAATGCTCTTGTAAGTGTAAATTCTTTTGTGTTTGTTTGATTTGACATAATTATCCTTTATCTTTATAATTTTAAATTTAGAGTATTCTCTACACAATTTATGATCTAATATTAGCCAACAGGATAGAACATAGTACTTATAGAACTATTAATCCTTTGTTGTTGGATTTTATAAATCTTTTTGCTTTAAATCTTTAGTAGTTTAGTAGTTTATTAATTTAGATCTTTATAATTTTATATCTTTTAACTTTAGAGTAAACATATTTTTATTAAAATATAACTTGCTTTCATGCTAGTATAATTTGTTACCCTTGGCTGGATATTTTTAATTGTAAAGAGCTTTATTGATACAATGTATCTTAACCAATGAAAATCTGTTTCAAAACATCGGTATAAGTTTCTTCTTTTCAATAATAGATTATAAACTGTGTAGAAAACAATTTTAAGTGGCTCCCTCGGATGGAATCGAACCATCAACTTCACCTTAACAGGGTGTTGCTTGACCTTCAAGCTACAAGGGAATTTTGGATGGGATATCAGGATTCGAACATGAGTTCTCTGCGCCAAAAGCAGATGTCCTACCACTAGATGATATCCCATTTTTATTATGTATATTATATACTAAAAGTTATTAATTTTATATAAACTTTTATAAAATTTGAGATAAGTTCACTCAACCCCGCACTTATCTCTAGAATTATTTTACTTTAGCAGAGTACGGCAATTCTTACTTCCATCTGACAGAACATTTACGATTATCTGTAAAACGCTAGTTGGGTGAAGACTAGAGAAAATATTTTTGAAAATATATTCCTTAATCTTCAGAAATGAGAGGATTTTCACCTCTCAGTTTGGCTGGAGACCTGTTTAACCATCACACCAATCTTGTCTAGTTTTACGGCTATAGACCATCCAAGCCAACACCGATGCGTCTTTTGATTTTAAAAATATTCATTGTCTGCAGCTAAATACTTTAAAACAAGGGAAGATTTACAAGAAACTTTTAACTTCAATAAATAAAGTTCTCAGAATATTTGCCTAATTTATTCCGTTGTTAAACCAAATTTCTCTTCAAAGAAAATGTGAATTAACCTATTCACTTAGTTCTAAAGATTACACATAAGCTTTAGATAATATGCAAAATTTAATCTTTTACTGGTTTATTTACTTATCACTTTAAATAAACACAGCTAAAAACTAAACATATTTTTAACTTTTAGCTATGTTTATGGTGCTCACAGTTGGATTCAAACCAACAACCTCTTCCTTACCATGGAATTGCTCTACCATTGGAGCTATGCAAGCATTAATAAATGGCGGATAGCACAGGATTTGAACCTGCGGCTGATTTCTCAGCATCTGTTTAGCAAACAGATGTAATAAACCACTCTACCAACTATCCATTTGGTGGGCAAGGTGTGATTTGAACACACGATAATCCGATTATGAGTCGGGTACATTAGACCACTATGTTACTTGCCCGCGAATAACAACTTATTTTTAAATAATAAATTGCTTATAAATTATTTAGTAATACTGGAATCAAACCAGTTGTATATTTCTATATTTCTATGCATCGTGTACACCGATTGCTTTAACCCTTCTCAGCCAATCACTAAATAATTTATAAGCAATTTGTTTATTAATAGTATTATAATATATATAAAATATTAATTCTTTATTAAAATAGAAAGAATTATAAAATTCTTTCACCTAATTTATAAATTGATTTATCAATTCTTGCAATTGTTTTTAAAATTTTTCTTTTCGTGATTTTCATTTTATATCCTTTAATTTATATATTATAATTATATACAAAAATCACTTAAAGTAATATTAAATTCTGAATAAAGAACTGAAATTAATCAAAAAGATTGTGTTCAAGTTCATCGGTAGTTAATTCACTATTCCAATACGCTATTAAATCATCTTTATGTTTTAAAATAAATGCAAATATTCTTTTTAATTCTTTCGAATTAACAAAACAATCTCCTGCAACAATATTGGGTTTATCCGAAATTGAAACAGAAAAATTTTTACCATTTGGTTTATCATAAACTTTAATTCTCGGGCCGTGCGAAGCTTGTTTTGTTGATATCCAAATATATTCATTTAACCCTGTTTTATCCGGTGAATAATTTGGCGCCATCTCATTTATTTCTGCGCTTCTTAAATATTCTCTAAATTCATTCATGTGTCTTATCCTTATGATATTTTATTTTATTTCTATTAAAATCTCTTGTGTCATACTCCATAGTCCATTGTTTTATTAACGGATCTTTATTTATTTTCACAAATGTTTTTATTTCATCAAAAAATTCAGCAGATATTTTAAAATTGTTACTTTCAATTATTTTTGGTTCATCTTCAATACTAATTTGAACATAATTTGGATTTCGAATAGTCCAATCAAATTTATCAAAAACTACAATATATGGTTCAGAGATTTCATCATAAAAGGGTTTTGCTGTAACCCAAATATCTCCTGATAATCCACTTTCTTTTGGAGTTAAATTAAACCCAAAGTAAAAAAAATCTTCAAATTGTTCATCAGTTAAATCTGTGAATTTTATCATTTTATTTCCTTTTATATTTAATAGTATTATATAATAGAGTATATTAAAGTTTAATTAAATTTGAAAAATCCGAACTTTAAAATTTTATCATTCCACAGAATGAAGGGTTTTTTTATAGCTTATTATCAAAAACTAGTTTCACAGGCTCCCCCGGATTTAGTACTTTGAGATTCAAATAATTCATCAAAGCATTCCGGTACTAATCTAGAATGCTTTGATGAATTATTTAAGAAAAGCTAAACGTTTCTTAGTAGTATTTTACTTCTAAGTAGAGGTTTAGCGTTGGTAAATTTACCCTGACTTAACAGGATAGCTATTAACCCGAATTAACGGACTCGGTATTACTTAGTCATAGGACTTCCACCTATGAATGAAGTTTAGGAATAACTTCATACCGTCATTGTGTCTTTAATGAATTCCACCACTAAGTATTTTTAAATTATGTGTATAAATGCATCTGAAGTATATTTTGTATAATGTTCATTTATATCTTTACTTAAAGATTTGACAATCAACATATACTGTTTTGATAATTTTAATAGTTTATCTTTATATTTCTTTTGCACACCACAATTCATATTGTGTGTTAATAAATATATACAGTGTTTTAATCTCTTATTTCTACCCGCTGTTTGAAAAGAAATATCTTTTCGTAGTAATTCAGCTGCCAATGATATAGCCCAAGTATTTAATTCTAATGGTTGTAAAATATATTTTAATATTGCACAATCAGTAAAATCAGGAAATTTATATATATCTTCTGCAACACCTGCTTTTAATTGCAAGTAATGAATTAATTCATGTATAAGAGAATTTAGTGTACTATATTTAATTTCTTTTGTTTTAGGATTTGTAGCACAACCAATATTAATTTTTGAAATTTTAATATTATCTGCAATATCAAATATTTTTTTAAATTCATCAACAATTTTATTTGGATCTTTAATATAATAAAGATTTTTTATCTTATTTATAACCGATTCTGATAATTCTGATTCAAAGAAATTTCTAAAATCTATTACTTTATTTCTTTGTTCATTTTCATTTAACCATTCTCTAAATGTTTGCATTCCCAACCTTTTTGAATTATTTATAATTTAAAAAGTTCTTTCGCTCCAAGAACATTTTCTATATTAAATAGTTTTCTTTCAAAATTAAAACACATAGTTTTTAGATTTATTTTTCTCTTCATTGTTTTTTGATAACCAGCTTCGTAGTAATACTTATCTGTATCGATAACATCTAAAATCACTTCATTATTTTTAGTAAAACCAATTATACTAAATTTTTTGCCAAACCCAATTGTGTATTTACCATTTTCTTCTAATTTAATTAATTTTCCAATGTTTCTGTTTTGTGAATTACTTAGCATTTAATATCCTTTTAATTTATATAATGTATTATATATAAAAGAATATTAAAGCTAAATTAAATTCAGATATTTATTTTGTTTGAATTAAAGGAATACCAGTACCCATAATAATATTAACATTTGAACCTTTTTCAATTGCTAATTTTTGATTATCTAATTCTTTCATTTTTAAATATTGCTCAGCATTCATATTAATTGCTTGCATATAAGCCCTATCCGCATTTGCGGCTGCTTTTTCAGCCAATTCTCTACTTTGCTCAGCTTTAACTCTTTCTTCTTGAGTTTTAACATTTTGTTTTTGTACTGCTGTTTGAATAGTACTATCAATTACCGCTTGAGGTGGGCTAACCTTACCAACAGTTACCTTCGCCAATTCAGTAGGAATTCCTTCATCTTTTAAGAATTTTTGAACCTCTGTTGTAACAACATTTTCTAATTTTGTAATAACATTTGGATCAGTGGTCATTTGGAACATAGTATTATTTTTAGTAAATTCCCTAACAGAATTTTTTAATGGTTCTCTAACTTTATTTTGGTACCAATCATTTCCAAATTTTTCCACAAGAATAGGTGTTTTGCCTTCAATGTGTTTAAATGTTAAGTGAATATCAAAATCAACAGGGTTATTATCATATGTAATTAAATCATCAAATGGTTCTGTAATATTAAATGGTTTAACATTTATTCTAATAACTTCTGTACTAAATGCAGTCCAAACAAGACCAGTTTTTTCTGGTTCCGGATCAACACCACCATGTCCAAAGAACCAAGGTTTCTTAACAAGAACTGCTTCTTCACCTGCATCTACCGAGCTCGGTGTTATGCAACCACTAAACATAAATGCAGAAATTACTGCAAAAATTATATATTTCATTTTTATCCTTTAATTAAATTTTTTATAAACCAAATATTGCTACCAAAACTAACAATAAAACCAAATAAAACAATAGATACAATAAACATTGTTAATGTATCATACCATAATGCATAACCAATAGATATATACATTATATAAGAACTAAATACCAAAACAGTACTCAATAAAATTGTCATTGCTATTTTAATAAATTCACTTAGAATTTTCATTTTTTCTCCTTTTTATAATAAATAATATAATTAATAAAATATACTTATAATTGATACGCCAAAAACATCTCCCCAAGCACTATATGAAATTGATTGCAATATAATATGAAAACATTTCACTAAAATAAAAAGTAACACAGTTAGAATAATGTACTTAAAAATTATCAACTTTTGTCCTTAATAAGTTCTTCCGCGCATTTTTCAAATTCTTTATCTTTATATAATACAAAAGCATAATACTCCGTACTTTTATCTAAAAATAATGAATAATTAAATTTATCTGAATAATATTTTGCATTTTTCTCATACATTTTTACTCTGCCCTTATCATCTTTATTCCCAACAAAACCTATAACATCCGGTGAAATCTCTTTTAAGAAATCTTCCATTGCTTTTTTGATTGTTGGAACAACTAAATAAGGGTATTTATAATCATTCACCATAGAAGTTTTATTGTTTCTAGAAAATTCAAATTCCCAAACACTTATTTTTTCACAATATCTATCTGAGTTTTCAATTCTTATTATAAATTTATTTTCTTCGATATTAAATTTACCCAACCATAGTTCACGTTTTTTAGTCCATTTAATATTTAATGGGTCTTTACCTGCCATTTCAGCTAAAAAATCACTAAATTTTTGCATTTATAATCCTTTTTATTTTATTATATACAAATAAATATTAAAATTAAATTAAAGCATAATCTAAAAGCCCATATTCTTGTTCATATGTTCTTAAATGCGAATTTATTTCATTTACCAAATCAATAAAATCTTCAGATTCCAATAATTTATTCATTTCTTCTTCGGATTGTGTTATTTTATAATCTTTAACAAGTTCTTTTATTGTATCCAAGAACATTTTATCTTTATTGCAAAAATCTTTTTCATGAGTTCTGTATTGATTTCCTTTAAAATATTCTTTCCAAATATAACCAATCATAGGTCCTCTAATTGTTCTCCTAGTGTTAAGATACATAAAGGGAATTATTTCGCCACCATGACCAGTTCCAGAAAAACCCGAACTTTTATAAACAAATGTAACTTTATCTTTATATTTTATAACAAATATAATTCTTCCTATATATTCTTTTGAATATAGTACTTCAAAATCTTCATTTTTCATTTAATTTTTCATATACTGTAATTGTTTTCTGAACTGGTTCTGAAGCATACACAGTGTGATAATAACTATCAGCCCAAGAATTGTAATAACCTTCAAGAGTTAAATACCCAATTGCTTCATCTATTTTTCTAGTAATTTCAAACGTAATAGACATTTCTTCACCAGCTCCTTCATAACCACCATTTTCATCTACTTTTTCAATGATAAAATTTTCATTTTCACCATCTGAATATTCAGCATTAACTGAAATTTCACTAGTATTAAAATTTAATTCACTTCCGCCCTCAGCACATCTAATCTCATTGATTGCATTCTGCATTTCTTCTTTTGTTAATCTCATTTTTTTCTCCTTTTAATTTTGCTAATTTTGTTCTATAATATTTTTTGTTAAATAATAAATAATTGCACATAGTACTACTATAAAAACTATAGCATTAAGTCCCGGGAATAACGTAAAAAACCAAATTGTATCTGCTTCTCTTTTTAATCTATATTCTAATTTTTTAATTTTAACTAAATAATTATTGAATACAAATAAACAAAAACATAATACTAAACTTATAAGATATATTGTTAAAAATTCCATATAAACCCTTAAATATTTTTTTGTGAAATTAATTGAACCAATTCATCCGTATAAGTGTTCATTGGAACATATAATTCTTTTAATCTACTTCTAGTGCATAACCCAGTTTCACCTGAATGAATATCTATTTCCTTTTGATATAATTCTTTTTTAATAAGAATACCATATTTGTATTTATCTTCAATTGTGTTCCAATCAGCATTATAATTTTCTAATGTATATTGAATTTGTTCTTCTGAATTTTTATTTTGAAGTTCTTTATGTGAACAATAAGCTTGTGCAAAAGTTCCTTTACTGTTTTTAACACAGTCTCTTGCTCTCCAAATAAATGTATTTGCAACTTCCTCAATACATGGAACATTAAATGCTCTAGCATCAAAATAAGCCAAATCTAATTTATTTAATAATGAACGATGATATTTCCATTTTTTAGCATAATCTCTCATTTCATCATTAAACTCATCATTAGAATTTTCATTATCTATTGTTTGTTTGTAATCTTCCAATAATTTTCTTAAATGTCTATTAAAACAAACTGTTGCATAAGCGCTTGCCAAAGAAACGAGTTTTTGTGTTCTCCCATTAAACTGGTGTTCTAAATTCTCATTTGTTCTCTTATCTTTTAAAACAGGTAAATACAGACTAATTTCGTCTGATTGTGTATAACTCGTATAAGCATTAAATCTATTGTGTAGATCTTTTGTTGTTTCAATCATTGCTGTTCTAAAAATATGATCAAATGGTTTTTTAAATCCCGAAGTAAATTTACTAAAGTGGTGACCGTCAATTCTTATAATTACAGGTTCATCTTTTGATAAATAATACTCACTTTTTATTTCATAGCATTTAATTCTATTTCCAATTTCCATTTTTGTCCTTTATTCTTTATATTTCATATGTTTTATGAAGCAATTCTCTTGCTGTAAAAAGTTCATCATAATTTACCATATAATCACTCATTCTTTCGCATAAAGCAAATAATAAATACTTATTTTTTCCTTTATCTTTAGAATATAATAGATTATATCTTCTTATTAATCTATTAAAATTTCTTTTTCTTTTTGATAAAACCAAAATCAAAAATTTTATATATTCTCTTTTCATTTTATATCCTTTAATTTATATAATTTATTATATACAAAAGAATATTAAAGCTTAATTAAAGATTACACTTCACAGGAATATCTTTATTTTGTTCTTCATCATAAATATAGATTTTAGATATTTCTATCTCGTCTTCTAACTTATGTTCTAGCCATTTTTCTCCATCAATACAAACAAATGAATAATTCTCATCTAGCATCCCAATACTTATGAATTGTCTTTCATTATATTTTGAACCTTCGGCAAAAGCAGATATTTTTATCAAAATAATAAATAAAATTATTTTTAAATATTTCATTTTAACCCTTTAATTTTAATATGTTCGGTGCTGTAGAAATATATTTATTTTTTGGCCATTTTTTATCTCTATAATTGCACCAATCACGCCATTGTTTATCATTAATTGGTTTCTTTGGATTGATACCTAAAATTTCACAATATTTAATATATTCTTTATCTAAAAATATATACTCATTCATGTAAATCTTTTTCTCTGAGTTCTTTTAATCTTTGTTTAATTTCAAGTCTTTGGATTTCTCTTAAATCTTTCTCGATATCTGTTTCATCTTTAAAGAATAATGTTTTTTCAGAACCTCTAATATACCATTTATGATCCAAATACATTATTGTACATATGAATATTGTAAATGCCATTACTTCCATTTTTATTTCCTTAGTTTTCTAGATATTTAATTTTGTATTCATAAACATATCTTTGGTTATTGTCCACATAACAAGAAACAAATGTAACTTTATAAATTGCTTCTGTATTTAATAATTCTTTTAATTGCTCTATCTCTAAATCATAATCATATGTATCTTTATCCGATAATTGGGTGTCTAAAGTGAGAATGACTGTTTTTATGTTTTGCATTTTTAAAATTTGCATTTAATATCCTTTAATTTATATATTATAATTATATACAAACTAATATTAAAGATAATTTAAAATTATCTACAAATTATATTTTTATCCAGCAATGCCTTAATTTTATAAGATTTTCTATGATATTTTGTATAGCCATATTTTATAATATTTTCAGTATGAGCTTTATTAACATAACCACTGTGATTTATGAATCCATATTCTGGATATTCATTATGAATTTCTTCTGAATTTATATCCTTTAGATATTTTGCTACTAAACTTGAAGCTGATATTAAAGTTACTTTATCATCACCTTTTACCAAAGTTTCAACACCTGAAACTTTATAATTAGTATTCCCATCGTAAATATAATGTTGTTCTTTATATAAAAAATCATAATACTCTTTAATCTCTTCCAATGAAGAACTTATTGCTTTCGATAATCCAATTTTATCTATTTCTTCTGAAGTTTTTTCTATTACTTTTACTTCAAAATTTTCAAATATTGTATCTATAATTTTCTTTCTGTGAACTTTAGATGTTTTCTTTGAATCACAAAGAAAAGCATAATCTTCAATATTTTTATTTGATTTTAATTTTGTTCCAACAAAAAACATAGAACCTGCACAACAACCTCTTCCTGCTTCATCAACACCAACATAATTTAAAAATTTTTGATCATAATCTTTTCTAGATAATTCTTGCATATTAAGCTCTTTCATTTAGTAATTTTATTGCTAATTCTAAAGCATCAACATGTTCATCTGTAAATACACATCTCATTGAATTTTTGTTACTTTCTTCAATTCTACCCGAAATATACCAAAGTACATCTTTTAATGCCTCTGCTTCTAAACATAATTCTACTGTTTTTATTGTTTTATCTATTTTCATTTTATTTTCCTTTTATGATTTCATTATTAATAATCTAGTTACAATTGTTTCTGCTCTTGTGATTTCTGGTTCATTTGGATATTTTTCTTTTAAGATTAAAATTTCTTTTAAAATGTTTTGAAGTTCTTTTTGATCGTTTTTGTATTCAAATATTCGTTGATGTAAATCATTTGTTATGAAATTCATTGTTCTTAGATAAAAATACAGAACTAAAAGTCTTATTTTTGCTTTTATGTAGATAATTATTTTCATATTAAGTATTCAATATAATCTTTAATTAAATCATCAAGAGTCTCATATTCACAAGAAGAATATTTTTTATAATTTTTGTATTTAATCATATGTTCAATCGTTCTTTGAACTTCAGCATCTGATTTTCTTTCACCTTTTATATATTCAATTATATGTTGTAAATAACTCGATGTATATTTTATTGAATTTATTTCAATTTCAAAAATTATATTATCATTAGGAGATATGTATTTATTTAAAATCATTTTCTTTTCTTGTTTTTATGCTTCAAATTTAAGTTCAAAATCTTTTTTAAATTTGTTTTTTCTTTTCTGAAATCTTTATAAATTTGACCTATTAAATTATCAACATAACCAACAGGAATCATAGCTGTATCTTCTAGGGCACTATAAAGTTTAATTTCTGCTTCTCTTTCTGTCATATTATTCCTTTAAATTAATTTATGCATATATTTGTGTTTAAATTCTTCAATATTACTAAATTCTTCATTTTCCACTTGTTTAATTGAATATAATAAAAGTTCATATTTAAATGATATATTTCTGCTTATGGTGTAATCAGGGTGTAATAATTGTTTAATATGATTACCAAACACAATTGAATCAGATGTTTTTGTAACATCACATAAAGAATAAATTTTTTGATTATTTATTAACGTAATTATACTAAAAATAATCATATTAAATACTCAATATATTCAAATTCTATTTCTTCAATATTTTTATATTCTTTTGATGAAATTAGCTCAAATTTATCTGTATTCGCGTCTTTCTTTGTAAACCTATAGTCATATGTTTTATACATTTCTATAATAGTCTTTAAATCAAAAGCAAAATACCAAATATCATCATTATTCACTCTATTTAATGCATAAACATAATATTCTTTGACTGCATCATTTTTTGGGTGTTTGTAAATTTCTAAAATCATAATTTTTTTATACCTTTATACCATAAAAATCAAGAACTACTTCAAATGCATTAACTATTTTAGTTAAATGTTTCTTTTCCTCAATGTACTTATCAGAATAATAATTCATTGATTTTTTAGTTCTAATACATTCTTCTAAGTCAGTTTTTAATAAATCATAATTTTCTTTTAGATCTTCTTTTGTTATATTAGATAAAAATTCATCAGGCAATTGAATTGTTTTCATTTGTAATCCTTATTTTCTAAAATCCATTCACAAGCTTTAAATATTGCTTCAGGTTCAGTTTTTGCTTTAAATTCTTTTATAAATTTATTTCTATTACCAATGTGTTCTATATTTTTTAAATCAGATAAATACACATAATAAACCCATTCAATGTTGTCTTGTTCATCAAAACCATCACTATCAATGGAGCTTTCTATGCTGTACCATTTAATAAAAGCCCATTGTTTACATCTTTCAGATAACTCATAGACATTAATCCAACATTCTTTATTTCTTAGTTCAGTACCAATATTACAATCTGTTTGATAATACAAATTATTTGTTTCTTTAATAAAATCAACAATAACACATTTTTTATTAAGAATCGCACTTAAAAGTTTATTACTTATCATTTTAATCCTTTAATTTTGTTTAAATATTTCATTGAATGCTTTTACAAATATATCAAATTCAGAAATGTCTATTATTTTGTTAAACCAAACACTTGAATTATCATAATAAATATTTAACCATTTAACATCTCTGGATGCATCATAATCTATATGATAATCATTTTTTAATAAATATTCTTTTATTAGATGCAATAATTCAAATTTTGGAATTGAATTTAGACAATCTGGTTCAGTTGCATCGGCTTTTGAAATATAATCTATAAAATAATTTGTTTCTTTTTCTGTTATAAAATCTATATATTTTTCTTGATTATCTTCAAATACTCCAAGTATTTCAATAACTTCTATATTTAGAATTTTTTCTAATATAATTTTCACCTATATTCCTTTCTAACTGTTCTACATATGTCATCTAAGATTTCTTTTGGTAAATCAGAGTTTTTTCTAAAAGTAATAATTGCTAAATCAATAGAGTCTTCAATATTATTTCTCAATTTTGAAATAGCATCTTGTTTTTTAGAATCTTTTTCAAAATTATTTAGAATAACAGATTCAACATTTAGTAAATCTTTAATATTTTGTAATTCAATTACAAAGTTATAAACAGTACTATTTCTAATTTTTAAATTAAAAACAATTTCTTTAATTTTAGAACATATTTCTTCTGATGGAAATTCTTTTAATTTTAAAGTGTACATTTCTTCACAAAAACAGCCACCAACTTCATGAACACATAAATATATTCCTTCTTCTGATTCACCTGCATCAATATCAAAAAATGAACTATATGTTGTGTTCATATCAAATGACAATTCATCTATTTCTCTTTCGGATAGGTTTGCTTGAGAGGTTAATTCTAACAAAGAATGTATATTTTCATACTCTAAAAAATTAACATACTTAAATCCATTTTCTATTTTTATGCTACCCATAGTATTTAATCCATTTATAACCAGAATTTAAAACAATTTTGTACTCAAAAGAATTTAATTCTTTTCCAATTAAAACACTCCAATCATAACCAGGTTTGTGATTTCTAGATGTTTTATGATTGTGATTTCTACCTGGGTTTGCATCAATAAATTCGCCTTCATCTGTTGTTATAACTTGCATTGGCGAAAGCCAACATCTATTTAGTCTTTTTCCTAGAACTATTTTTACACCCAAAATTTTCATTTTAACCCTTAATTTTTTATAATAGTACTAAAAGAATTAATTTCAATAGTATATTCTTCTGAAATTTTTCTTATACTTTCGGCATTTAGTTCTATTTTTACACCCGAACTAAAATAATATTCACTATAATTCTTTCTTTGTGTAAATGATTTTTTGAGTTCAGGAAATATATCGCAAATAAATTCCTTTGTTTCCCAATCAATCGGATAATTTTTAAATTCAATTTCTCTTAGCATTTTATATCCTTTTAATTTATATATTATATATAAAAGAATATTAAAGCTAAATTAAATTTACCATTCTTCTGAAAGATTTAAGTACCAACTTTCTTTTGTATTATAATTAATTACTTTCAGAATTTTATTTTGTTTTTTCGAAATTTCGAATGAATGTGCAGTTCCTGTAGATTTTCCATCCCAAAATGCTATACCAATATCTGCATTATCCCAAATTGTATTATTTCTTAAGAATCCTGCTTTCTTACCATATTTTTCCCACTCAGGAATAAATTCAATAATTTCAATATTATTTTCCAATGCATAAATTTTAGCAAAATTGTCAGCACCTTTTGCGCCACCTGATATTATTTTATAATTTTTTATATTATTTTCTTCTAAGAATAATTCAAATTCTTTTTTAAATAAAGTATAATCATTAAAATTTCTACTACCAACAATAGCTATTCTCATTTTATTTGCTCTATATAAGATGTTAATTCACCGCACAATAAAATCATATCATCTGTACTTAAATTACTTTTAATATCATTTAATCCAACACCAGAACCATAAGCATAAGTTTGATCAACATAAGCCAAATCTGTTTCATTACTATCGTCATATGATATTTCTAAAATTTCTTCACTTGATTTTTGCACCATATTTTCTTTATAAACATAAATTAAATCTCCTCTTATTTGATGACAAAAAACAATTGTAAATGATTTTAATTGTATAACAACATGAAAACAATACATATCTTTTGGTTTCATATTTTCAGAAGCTATTCCAAGTCCTATTCTTTTATTAACAGATTTTTCATTGTAGTATATAAAATTTCTTAATTCAGTGGTAAATTTTTTAAAATTATTTTTCTTTTTTGATTTTTTATTTTTATTTTCTGTATTAAAAAAGAATGAAAATATTTTACATATATTTATCATTTTAGTTCCTTAAGTTAAATTTTTCTTTTAAATTTCATAGAAATCAAAAAGATTTCTATAACCTAATGATTCTAAAATTTCTGAATTATCACCAGTTGTCATAAATTCACCTCTTTTATTAATAATGCAATATGGATACTGATAAAAAGAAATAGCAGTTGTTCTAGAATAATTTGTATAACCTAATTCATATAATTTTTCAATAATATTCATTTTATTTTTCATTTCTTTAGTACTAAAATAACAAAATCTATATTTGTAATTATTCATTCTACTTTTTGGTTTCTTGTCAAAAAACTTCATTTTATTAAAATCAATTTTAGATACAATTATATCTTTTGTATTTAATTTATTACCGAGTATTGTTAATATATAAAATGGAGTTTTAAAATTATCTATATATCTCAATCTTACTATTTTATAATACTTATTATTATACTCGTAAAACTTACCAAAAAAGTGTTTCTCGTGATTAGTATAATATTTTTTTATTTTTCTATTTAGTATATCTCTTTGCATTGTAGCTCCTTATGTTTTATTATAATAAAAGTTAAATTAATATCAATTTTAAAATATTTTTTGAACTTAAATTTGTTTCAAAAGTAAAAAACTAGATATTTCTATCTAGCTTTAAATTAATTTTCAAAATATGAACTTACATCCATTGCCATTTCTCGCATTTTAAATATTTGTTCTAAAGTATCTGTACTATCTTTATCATCTCTTACTTCGATAAATCTAGGGTGAGAAAGAGCATATTCTTCTGATCCAGCTGCTCTACTTAAATCATTAAATTCAACTTCAATAATTTTGTTTAAATAATATTCTTTATTATTAGTAAATTCTTCTAATTGTTCATCAGTGAATCCAGAGCATCTACCTTTTACAGTTCCTTCATCATTTTTAAAAATTAATGAACCAACTTTACCTTCTCTTTTTGTTCCAGGAGTCCCATCCTGAAATCCAATAATTCTCATTTCAGCTGAAATTTTTAATTTAATTTTTAATTGGTGTTTAGAAGTGCTATCAGCAAATACACCTTTCCAATCTTTTAAAATGCTTCCTTCAAATCCAGCTTCCATCCAAATTTTATTTTGAAGCATAACATCATGTGGATTATTTACAATTTTATGCTCAATTAATCTGATATTTGGGTAATCAATAGATTTTAAAGCTTCTTTTAAATTTTCCCATCTTTCTGCATAAGTTGTTTTACATGGATTTTTCTTATCTTTTTTTCTTGCTGTATTATAATCTTCAAATGAAATGCAGTCCCACAATTCAAGAATTAAATCTTCCTCTGGAAAGTTATCTGAGTTAATAATTCCATTTCCAATTCCTCTAGGTAGAATATATTCTTTATTTTGCTCTTTATATGTGTTATATAAAGCAATAATATTTTCTAATTCTTCTGTGTCATCACCTTTTCTTTTAGCATAATCTAATTTTTCCTGAACAATTTTAATAGTTCTTTCTGTTGCTTTAACTGTTAATTCTCCGGCATAAGTATTACTTGGTAATTTTGAAAGATAAGTGCTTAATAAAGGGTATTCATAAGATTCCCCACTTCTACTTCTTGAATTTACTAATTCGGCATCGACAGCAAATTCTCTATAGGTTCCATCTGCTTTCTTTTCTAAAATTGCTGGATATGAAATATTTTTAGCAGTTTTTTTAGTTAGTACATCACATCTAAGATAAGCTGGTTTTACAATTAAATCTTTATGAACTTTGTTTATTTGTGTTCTACCGATATTAATTCTTAAATCTCTTTCAAGAATTTTTTGAATAATAAAAATATCATCTGCATTTGCTTGATTAAATAAGTCAAATAAACCATTTATAGCAGCATTACCAGTTAATTCTCTTGTTGCTAATTTATATTCAAGAAAGTCTAAAATTTCAATAATATCTAATGAACCTGTTGAACTTGGTATATATTTTGCTAATGTTGTTCTACCAATACCAAAATTATATTGAACTCTATCGTGTGTTAATTTTAGAATTCTTTTAATTAATTCTGAATCTTTATATTTTTTAAGTACTTCCAATTTATAATTAGTACTATTATTTTCATTTATTTCATTTAAGAAATTTTGAATTTGTTCTGAATTTGTTAATTGCATATTTTTCCTTTATTTTTATTTTATTATATACAAAAGATTATTAAAAGTAAATTAAAACTTTTGAAATTTAAAAGAAAAATTTAACTTAAATGTTTAAGTTCAAAAAATCTTTTAAAATGTTCTTCTAAACTAAAAAAGCTAGATATTTCTATCTAGCTTTAAAATTTTAGTTAAATTCAATAATTTCTTTTTTATAAGGTTTTACTAATTTCCAACCTTCCCATTCTGTTCCTTCCCAAGAATTATAATAACCATAGAATTTAATATAGAATACTTCATTTGTTTTCTTATTAATAACTCTTGAAATCATCCAATAATCTTCACCTTCTCCTTCACCACCGTGTTGTTCAATCTCTGATTCAATTTTATAATCTTCATTTTCATCTTTTAAATATTGTAATTCATCTTTTACAAAATCAGAAATTTCATAATCATCATCTTCATCTGCTTTAAATTGATTAAAGATATTACTAATCATATCTTCAGATGGTACAATAATTTTATCCTCTAAATATTTTTGTGTTTTATTGTTTAAATACATTTTTATCCTTTATTTTATAATATAACCGAACATACCATTAATTTGAGTTTTTAAATTAATGATGTATTCTTCAAATTCAGCTTCACTTAAATCATAATTATCAGCACCTAATTCCAAAGCCTCACATAATTCAAATAATGGTGCTTCTTTATCCATTTTAACTTCATAAAAATTTCTACAAGTTTCTTCCAATAACTCATCAAAAATTTTAACTTCATTTTTTATTTTATTAAAATCTGTTTCTTTTGAAAGTATCAATCTTGATATTTCATTTGCTAATTGTATTTCTGATTCCATATAGTCTCCTTAATAATTTTCATCTAATTTTGTCACATAAATTGTTTTTTCAATTTTTCTTGGGTGCACTTGTTGAACCAAATAATAAGAAGAACTATCCCAAGAACTATATCTACCTTTAAATTCTAAATAGCCTTCTGAATTTGATTTAATATCAGTGAATTTTAGAACTAATGATAAAAGATCATTATCTTCGGCGTATTTATAGTTGTCTTCAATTATTTCAATTCTTATATCGTCAATTAACCCATACAATTCATCAATATTATAATTTAATTCATCACAGGTACTAAGAATTTGATAGTACTCTTCCTCTGAGTACTTGTTACCGGTATAATCAATATCCAATTTCTTTTGTACCGCCATTTTTGCTAAAATCGTTAGCATTTTTGTTTTTGTTAAAGTCATTTTAATCCTTTAAATTTCAATATATTCTATAGTTAATAAGCCATCTTGTTCAACTTCTTCCCAAGTATCATACCCAACCATTTTCCAATCAACATTTTCTAGTGTTTCAATAGCTTTTTCCATATTTTCAAATACAGAATAATATTCCCCATCTATATTTGAAAATCCCATATCCCATTCGCACCAAACTTTTACTACTTTCATTTATTCTCCTTTTAATTCCGAATTAATAACATATTCTGCAATTTTATCATAAACTTTTCCAAGACGCTTAATGATATATTCAACCATATCACCAAAAACAAATTTTAGCATACTTGCAGGGAAAAACATAATCCATTGATAAATTCTAGATTTTTTAAGTTGGTAATTAATTTCTTTTTTTGCTTCATCTTTTAAATTTATGCCTTTTCTGTTATCAATTTTTATATACTCAATGATTAATTTCACCTCGTGTTTGTATTTAAAAAATGACCAAAGCACACCAATAATTAAATAAACAACTACAATATAAAATGTATTAATTAAATCAATTGTTGTTAAATCATACCAACCACTGATATGTCCTAATCCAATAAATAATGCTAAACTCAAAAGAGAAAATTCTAAACTCTCACTAAATATAGCTCCTAAAAACCAAATACCAATAACAATTATACCAATCATATAGTACCATGCTAGAGCAGAGAATGCCCCAAATAAAACCAATTCCATTTACTTCCTTTATTTTAAATTTCTTTTCCATCAATAAATATGATGTCTTTATTGTGATAATTTATACTAACAATACCATTTGTAGTATAAGCTCTTATAATGTAATTCATATTTTCATTATAATTTTTAAGAAAATATAATATTTTATACATATTTTCTTTTGAAATTACTTGGTATTGAAATTCGTTTAATAGATCATCAAAAATAGATTTATTCACTTCTTTTCCAAAATTTCAATTAATTCCTGTACTTGTTCTTCTAAGCAAGTACCGCCATTATAAAATCTAAAAGAATATTCTACTTCTTCACCTTTATTTTGATACCAAAATTCATCATTGTCTGGGTCTAATGCGTGATTTTCAATTTCATAAATAGTGTTTTTCCCAAAGAAATATGGATACTTATCTGTATTATCTCTAATATATTCAAAAACATCTTCATAATAATCCGGTATTTTTACATTTTTGTGTATTAATTCAGTTTTTGCAAAATGCTCCATTTCATCCTTAGAAATATTTTCTTTAATTTTTACTAATTTACCTTTGTGACTTTCATAATCTGACATTTTAGTCTCCTTTAAATTTATTTGTCTCAGAGTATAAGAATTCGAAACTATTATCTGTTTTATTAACTAATTCTACATATTTTTCTAAATCTTCTATACTTGAATCATTCAAATTCTCATTGAACTGAATTTGAATATTATAATTTTCATTTACTTTATCAACCAATGAATAAATATAGTTATTATATAAACCTCTATAATTTTCTGCAAATTTATGTTTTAATTTCATTTTATCAACCTTTATATTGAAATGTGATTATTTTTTAATTTATTAGTTATTATAACAATTGCATGATGCCGAACATTAAAACCTTGTTCATTATGTGTTGTTGAATATTTTATCTCAATTTCATTATCAGGATTTTCTGATATTATTTTATTTAATTCTCTTTCAAACGCTATTTCACTTATTTCTGAAACAATTTTTACGCACATATTTTCAACCTTTATAATTCATTTTTAAACATAAATCTAAATGCTAAATAACTTCCTATTATATTAATTATAACAATAAGTAATTCATACCATAACGGTAAATCAATATCACCCGACAAATAACTATATTCATCAAGATTTGGTTTTTCCCAATAATTTTTAATTACTTCTGAAAATTTTGGAATTAAATCATTAAAATCATCTGTTAAATTTGTACTATGAACCTTAAATTCAGCTGATTTAGATAAACTAATTGGTTCAATCCAAATAATTTTATTATCTTTAACACCTATAACCAACATAGCATCATTGTAGTACATATCTTTATAATAACCTTTTACAACATAAGCAAAATTTCTATCTATTGCTGTTGTTAAATATATAATGGGATTAGCATTTAAATTAATACTTAACTGTTCTATATCTTTTTGTAATTTATCTTTTATTTCTTTAGCTATTAAATGAGAATTTATAATTCTGTTAAAATTATTATTTCCGTATGTATCAGTAAAGAATTTTGGGTACTGAATTAATTCAGATTTATAGTTTTCTTCTAAATCTTTAAATTCTGGAGACTTAATTATATTTTTCTTAGAAGCATAAATATAATTTAACTCTGAATTAGAATAACTATGTACAATATTTTTATTTGGATATACATCATATATTCTACCATCCCCATAAGAGCTTTGGTCAGAATGTGATCTTTTTGTTAAAATTTCACCAAATTCATCTTTTGCTTTTTGATATTGTTTTTTAGAAATACTATTTGTAAAAATAGTATCCACATCTGTGGTGTAATAATATCTATCAGGGTGATAATCATATCTAACCTTTGTTCTTGTACAAGTACTTTTACCACAAGAATATGTTTCTGTATAAGTAACTCTTTCTGTCCAAGACTCTTCATATACAAATTTATTAATTTTGGTTGTACTATAACTTTGCGTATAAATATCTGAAACCCCATAACCAATTCCAAATGCAGAGATTAAAATAACACATGTTATTCCAATCTGAATACCAAATTCTTTCG